GTTTCCCAGTCACGATCGGTGTAGGTGATATGTATGGGCATGGAATCGCGGCGCTACGGTCGAACCGGTTCCGAAAGTACTGCGAAGAGCATGGTTACTTGTTCACGATGTTGTCGGTGAGGCCGAGAACGATGTACACGCAAGGATGGCAACGGCATTTCTTAAAACGCGTGCGCAATGATTTTTTTCAAAAGGAATTGGTGGATATAGGACCACAGGAAGTTTGGAACGGTGAAATTTATGCGGACGGCGTGGACGATTACGGCACGTTCGGGTATCAGGATAGGTTTGCCGAACATAGGTTTGTGCCGTCGAATATTTCTTCGGATTTTCGTTCGACGTTCAACTATTGGCACCTGGCGAGGATATTCGGCGCAGTGCCGACGCTTAATGCCTCGTTCATCGAGGCAGACCCGTCGAAGAGAATTTTCAACGTGCAGACTGATGACGGCATGTATGTGATGGCGTACAACAAACTAAAGTCGCTGTCGCCAGTACCGCCACCCAGAATGTCGAGGATACTGTGATGTCAATTTGGAGAAAGTTGTTTGGCGGAGGCCGTCAGGTAGAGCTCCGGGAGAGGGAGGATTTCGAGTACAACGACCCGGAGCCGATATATATTCCGCTGCAGGATACAGCTGGCGAACTAGAGGACATTCGGGCGTTTATCAATAACGAAGTGCATCGGCAGCTAGTCGGCCGGCAGAAGGAAGAGGAAATGCCGGTGCCAGATATGGATTGGGAGGAGCCAGATGAAGCAGAATTGATGTTGACAGGGTATGAAATACAAGCTATGCCCGATGAGGAACTTATTGACTTTGTTGAGGAGCGCAGATTGCGCGCAGGAATAGAGGTAAAAGATGATGAACATAAAACAAGCGTGGGAGACGATGCCGGAGACGATGAAGAGGGAGCTGATAGAAACGGCGAACGGAGATATGCAAAAGCTGAACGAGATGATTCGGGAACTGATAAGAGAGAGGAATCTGCAAAAGACAGAGAAGGTGAAGCGGGTGTCGCTTAAAAGCGGTTGGGACAGACAGCGTTGGTTTGTCGCACCGCACCATTGGGCCTACTACCACTAACTTGATGTGTAGTAGGAAAGGTGACAGAAATCAGGAGCGAAGTGATTGATTTGTGGATACCCAAAATACCACGAAAAGTATGGAGCGATAGGATGCGGAAAATGTATGGCGTGCCGGGTAAACCGGAAGAAAGAGTGGACGCTGAAAATGCTGCTGGAGGCGACTACCTCGAAGCATTCTTCGTTCTTAACAGTTACGTACGAGGACGGCAAAACGCCAAAAAACACGCAAGGAGACTTGACGCTAAGGAAAAAAGACCTGCAGAAGTACATAAAACGGCTACGTCACGAAATAGGAAAACTACGGTATTTCGCCGTGGGCGAATACGGTGATGAGTTTGGAAGACCTCATTACCACGCAATTCTTTTTACAGACGTGTGGAATCCAATGAATTTCAGAGAAATGGTTAACAGCTGTTGGGGTCAAGGTTTCACTTACCTGGGTGAATGTACCGTTAAATCTATCAAGTACGTAGCAGGATATACGACCAAAAAAATGGTAGACGAAAGGAAAGACCCGCTGTACACGGACATAGAAGCGCCGTTTGCAACGATGAGCCTAAAGCCAGCAATAGGCGCTAAAGGCATAGAAGAATTTTCTGAATCTCAGATAAGCCGATATGTCGGCTATAAAGGCGACGTCCCGCAGACAGTTAAAGTTGGGGACAGCCTTTACCCTGTAGACAAACACCTAAGACAAATAATGCGAGCGCGCGTAGGTGTGCCCCTCGAGGCAAAACTACGCCCGAAGGAAGCACCTCGCGTTGTTGAATTTGAAGAGGTGTTGGCTACCAGGCAAAAGATTCAGAAGTGGAATCACTTAAACAAAAGAGGAAAACGCTATGGGAGCTAAATACAATGGCGAAGCAACGACGGACAAGAACTGGCCGGAGCGGAAGGTTGGTCAGTCGACACAAGATTATTTCGACGACTTATGTGAGTGGTGGTTTTCGGTCACGCTCGAGGACAAGAGACCGAAAACGCTCCGCTATGCCAGTCGTTTCGCAGAGTGGGCGATTAAAACACACGATACAGGAGAGGACATTTCAGCCGATAAGGAAAATTACATGGAAGCGTATGGAAACAAAGACTGGGACCAGTCGGGGCCAAGGAAGGGCCCCGACAGAACTGTTGTCCCAGAAACGACGCGAGAGCCGACAGAGTAATGAGAGAGTTGTTAACGTTCATAGGAATAGTGTGCATAGCGTCGCTCGTAACAATGTGTGCGCACGTAGAGCTATCCGCAGAGGAGCAATTCTCGCGAGTGGTAAAGGAAGTTCAGTGCGTATGCGAGGTCGTAGATATACGGAAGACTCAAGAGTGAGGTGTTGACATGTGGGGAGCGATAACATCAGCAGCTGGACTGGTCAACGATATATTCGGTGGCGGAGACAGTGGTCCCAGTTGGGCAGACCAGGCCCAACAGAACTGGGACATGTTGGCCGCACAGCAGAGGTTTCAACGTGAGTGGAATGCTAAAGCGCTTAAGTTCGCTCGTAGGCAGTGGTTGGTTAACCGCAATGATTCGTTTCGTGCTATTCAGAACCGGGTTAGAGACGCAAGGAATGCCGGAATCCATCCGCTCTATGCTTTGGGAATGTCGGCTAACGTTAGCCCGACTACGTTTGTACCTGGTCAAAGCCCGGGCGGAAACGCTTCGATTGCAGGATTCGGCGCAGGAGAGTCAGCCGGATACGGTGCAGCTGTTGGCGCACTTGGAAGAGTCGCTAGTTCTAGAGCAGTCAATCGAAAAAACACTAAGCTCATTGAGCGAGAGCAGCAACGACTAGAAGAAACGCATAAAGCGCAACTGGATAACTACAAATCAAGGACAGCGTTAAATGAAGCGGAAGCGCACGCGGTGCGGTCGGCGGCAGCTAGAGAAGCACAGAAGGTGAATCAAACGGGTAGCGGTCGGGTACCGGACGTGGAGAAAGTACCGGACGTACAAATCGCGACAAAAAAAGGAGGGTTGAGAACGGCGGGAGTTCATGCGCCGGCGCGCGATTACTACGTAGGGAAGGATGACGAAGGAAATAAAATATTAATACCAGGAGCGTTAGAATCTGGTGGGATAGACGAGCACGCAGGGACGTGGGCGATGTTAGGCTTAGGAAAGGCGGAAAAGTGGCGTAGGAGAGCTGTAAGAAAGGCAACAGATGGCTTTGAGACGGCACACAAGATATTTAACCCGCTAAGATATTTGCGGTTGAAAAGAAAAGGAGTGTATTGAAATGAGGAGAAGAAAATATGGAAAACGCAGGATTAAAAGTCGCGGTCGTGTTGGCCGCCGTCGTTTCGGCTCAAGGGTGCGTCGAAAAAGAATTAATAAAGTCGGCTATCGACTCTAGGAGCGAATATGAAACTCTACAAGCAAAATCTCACGCACTACAAACTATTCTCGGGAGAGATGGCGGAATTAATACCGCTGCAATGTACGGAGGTAATTCCGGGTCAGATATTACAAGGTCAAACGTCAGTGGTGTTACGGTTCAGTCCGATGGCTGCTCCTGTCATGCACCCGGTGTCGGTCAGAGTGCACCATTTCTTCGTACCACACCGGATAGTGTGGACCGGTTGGGAGGACTTTATAACCGGTGGCGAGGATGGCACAGACGCGAGCACGATACCGACGATAACAGCGACAGGGACGTTACTCGAGGACTACCTAGGAGTACTGAACAGTGGAAGTGATTACAGCGCTCTACCTGTTTATGGGTATAACGCGATTTACAACGAGTGGTACCGCGACCAACAAATAATACCTGCAGTAGCGAATACAACTAACGCAGTGCAAAAAGTCGCGTGGGAAAAGGATTATTTCACGACGGCCAGGCCGTCAAAAGAACTAGGACCGGAAGCAACAGTTCCGATAAAAGGGATCGGTAGGACGTCGCAGGGATATTCGACCGGTCCGGTCCTACATTACGAGTCGAACGGTGAGTCGCGTAATTATGATTTTTACGGAGCGTCGCTGCAGGCAGAAGGTACAGCGGCTTCGGGAGGTTATCCAAACGTACATGCAACCATTAGCGACATTAGGGAAGCCGCAGCAATACAGCGCATTAAGGAAGCGCGAAATATGTACGGAGCTCGGTACGATGAGTTTCTGAGGTGGCAAGGCGTGAACCCACGTGACGGTAGATTAGCGCGGCCGGAGCTCGTGGCAGCCGGTAAGACGAATGTCAATTTTTCGGAAGTGCTACAAACAGGGCCGGAAGCGACAACGCCGCATTCGACGTCAAATGCGTTCGGTGTAGGTGATATGTATGGGCCTCGATCGTGACTGGGAAACTCATCGTACCGAG